ATAACGGACCAGGAGACCGCATTTGGAAATGATGATTTAACTGAGTTGAATAAGAAGTCTGTTAATGGATACGGATATGAGAAAGAGAAAGACAAGTATTTTAATTATGAGGAGAAAGTTATAAACCCGGAGTTTTTAGAAAGAGTTAGGAAGTTTGAAGATTCAGTTTTAGATGGAAGCGTTAAGGTTGAGGATTTATTATGTGTAGAATCGTTGAAAGATGAGTTGAGACCAGAAGGGAAAGTTAATAAGCCCCGTGCTTTTCGAATTTTGCCCCTTCATCATACGTTTTTAGTTAAGAAGTATTTAGGACAGTTATTTGTGTTTATTAAGAATAATATGTGGAAGAACGGTGTAGCTATAGGATTTAATCCTTACAAGGACTTCGACAAGTTGTATAAAGTGTTGAAGTCCAAGTATGGATTTTTCGATGGTGATTTTGGAAAGTACGACGGCAGTGCGCCGTCGCAGTTGCAGGACGCTATTAGAGATGTAGTAATGGAGTTTTTTAGTGGATCCGATAGAGAACGAGCAGTTTTGCTTGCTCTATTGGATTCTATGATTAGAAGTTGGGTGTTGACGAAAGAGAAGTTATATTTAACCACTCATTCGTTACCATCCGGTTGCTGGGTTACCGCGTTGTTTAATAGTTTTTTGAATAGGATGTTGACTGCGATTTGTTTGTATAGGAATAAACCCAATGCCACTGTGCTAGAGTGGAAGACTATTTCGGATTTTGTTTTAGGAGATGATAAGTTAGTAGGAGTACCGAAGTCGTTGTCGAAGTATGTAAATGCTTTAACTATGAAAGAGGTAGCGGAGTCGTTAGGTATGGAATATACAGACGCCCGCAAAGGAGAGATTACCGAACCGTTTAAGAAGTTAGAAGAATGCCAGTTTTTGAAGAGATCATTTTTGTATCACCCCGAATTGAATAAGTATGTTGGAGCGTTAGACGTGAATACCATCATAGAAACCCTACGATTTTTCGATTGTGGGAAAGTATATGAGGAAGCTATGTCTGGTAAGATGACGATGGTACAATTTGAATTGTTTTTATAT